CTGGGCAGCGGCTACCGATCCAGGAACAGGAGACGACAGTGCAGATGGTTATGTCGTAGGCTCCTGGTGGTGGAATACAACCGGGCATCGGCTCTGGCAATGCGAGGATAATAGCGCAGGCGCGGCGGTCTGGAGAAAGATGTTCGCCACGCCGCCAACAGCAAATGGCATGGTACCGATAGCAGATTCTGCGCAGCCAGGCGGGTTCTCGTGGGCAGAACTGATGACGGATGGCGTCTACAGGCAAGCCCTCAACAATGGCGGATTCCAGATAAATCAGCGTGCTCTGGCGGCCTACACCGCCGCGACTAGCCCGGCCAATAGCGATGATACATATCTTCTGGATATGTGGACGCTGCTATCGGATGGCAATGATATAGTAGATGTCTCGCCAGAAGCGACGATAGTTCCTGCCGCCAACAGTATAAAATTTGAGGTAGAGACAGCCAATAAAAAGTTTGGAATCATTCAATTCATCGAAAATAAGGATGCGATCAAGTACCGGAGCAAGACGGCATCGCTTCAGTTCAAAGCTTATACTGTGACCGGTAAGGTTATCCGGAACCTCCGGGCCGCGGTGCTGGCATGGGCATCTACGGCAGATACGCTAACAAGCGACGTAGTAGCTTCTTGGGAAGCAGAAGGGACGAACCCAACGCTTGCCGCCAATTGGACGGCGGAAAACTTGGCGGCCAATCTTGTGTTAGTGGCAGATACTTGGACCACCTACAAGATCGAAAATATTGTCATCGACACTGCAAATATGACTAATTTGGCAGTGTTCATCTGGTGCGACGATGCTGACGCTTCGGTCGATGACTTGATATATATAGCGCATGTGCAATTAAATCAGGGTCCCGTGTGCTTGCCGTGGTTGCCGCGACCGTTTATCGAAGATCTGATGAAATGCAAGCGTTTTTTCGAGTCCAGTTACCCTTACGGCACGGCACCGGGGACAGCTAATACCGCCGCAGGATTATGCACGCTATTCGCTGCAAGCGAGGCAGCATGTTATTATTGCGCGAGAGGCTTTGGCGCGTCAAAACCAATAGCATGCACAATTACAATATACAGTTATGCTGGAACTATTAACCGAGTGACCGATCAGGGAATCGGCGACGTCGGAATAAACGGATGCGTATGCGGGAATGCAGAACGAGATGGTGTGCGAGCCATATCGGATTCAGGAAGCCCATTTACGCCTGGTGGATTTTATCGCTGCCATTGGGTAGCTTCGGCGGAATTGTGATGGCTGGTGTGTGGTTGCGATGCTCGTAAAAATCGGCGCCAATGAGCTATATACGCAGACAACTCTAGCTGAAGCTTTGGACGGTTTCAGCCTATCAGAATCCATGCCGGAAAGTCTAACCTTGGCTCAGATATTTCCGATTAATTCAAAAATTCTGAATGACAGCAGCATAAACATAGAGCACAATGTAGATGGCCGGGCCACGTGCTCCTTTTCCGTGAAGGACGAAGCCGGCACGTTGGCATTCTACGAGCGCATGGCAGTCGAATGCCGGGATCTTGATAACAATCTATCCTATGCCGGGCTTGTGCAGAGCTGTGAAGTGACCAAGATCCCGGGTCTGGCCATGCGATTTCACAGCATAGACTCGACAGATTTCACCGCTATGCTGGATTGGCGCGTCATAGATTATGCAGCGGAGAATAAGCTGCCAGGAGCCGCCGTAAGGGAGATCATCACAGAATACCTGGCCGAAGAAGGCATAACAGAAGGCTACATTGAGGACGGCGTCCAACTAGATAGCATCGCCCTGGGGAACGTCAGCGCCAGCGCGGGCCTCCAGAAGCTTGCAGACAGCCAGGGGTTCGTCTACTATCTGGATTATGATCTCAAGCTGTACTTCCATGCCAGAACACTCTATGCAGCCGATTGGAGCATCACGGATCGCTCAGACATCTTGAGCGAAAGCCTGTCATTCGTACATACGAATCCTGATTATCGTAACATCGAAATCGTCACCGGCGGCTTCGAGGAGACTGATCTCCAGACAGATTCTTTCGTCGGAGACGGTGCAGCGAAAACATTTCCGTTGGCCTATCCTGTCAATCGAGTTTCTACTGTCACCGTTGCCGGTTCCGCAAAGACGGTAGGCCAAAAGGGCACCGACTCAGGCAGCTATGACAGCTACTATGCTCTTCAGAGCGAGACTTTCACATTCGAAACGGCTCCTGCAAACGGCGAGGCCATTGTCATCGAATACTATGGCCTCTGGAAGGCGAAAAGCAAAGCCGAAGACCTCACGGCCATAGCCGTCAATGCCGCCAGGCAGGGGGTTGGGAGCGGCAAGATCGAGCACATCACCTCGGACGATAGCCTGACCTCGATCACAGCGGCGGGTGAGTATGCCAATGCCACCCTGGCGAATTACGCCGTGGATGGTATCACCGTGAAATACCGAACGAGGCGGGCCGGATTGGCGGCGGGCACCCTCCAGCACATTGCCCTGGAGGATGTCGACGAAGATTTCCTGATCACGAATGTTTCCGAGTCTCACAAGGACGGGGATACTGAGTATTCAGTATCGGGCTGCTTCGGCCCGGTGCAGGCCGAGTGGGACCTCTTCTTTCGTTCGGCGTTCGAAGTCGTACAGAACAAAATCAGTGAAGGTGTAGATGCTTCAGGGGTGACGAAGCTCTACAATTTCTCTCACACCTATCTGGATGCAGACAGGCCGCCAGCCGCACAGCCTGACATCTTCCATCATGCTCCTATCGGGACAGGATTGGCAGTTTCAAGCGATGAGTGGCCATGCTTCGCGCCTCTGGACCGGGTTGAGTATGTGGAGTTCTGGCGAGATGGCACTTGCGTTTTTCGCAAGCAGCATACGTCGGTAGTAGATGAGGCGCTTGAAACTGATATCCACAGCTATTCCTTCATTGCGCCTGCAGAAGCGCAGGGAGAGATTGATGAGGTGGTTTTTTGGGGCGGGGATTCTGCCTCTTCTGCTTACGGGTCGGGTGTCGAAATCTACCGGGCTGCATTTGTCCGGACGAAGACCATTTTGGAGAGCTATCAATTAAACTGTAATTATATTAATGGAAGTGTCTAAATGTACACCCCAACGGATTGGCTGGAACTCTCTATGAGCACCGCCCAGAAGCTGACGGCTCTCGACAATCTGGAGGGAATGTATGGCGAGGCGGTTTCGTACATCGATGCCATAACCCACAGTAGCAGCTACTATACGGATGCACAGGCAGCCGCTCGCTATTTCACATCAGCCAATGATGGCACCGGGTCCGGGCTGGTCGCAGCCACCTTGGACGGCCTGACCGCTCAACAGATCATAGACGCCGGCGCGCCGTCCGGGGCAATAGCCATCTGGAGCGGAGCGGAGGCAGATATCTCTACGCTATGCCCTGGCTGGGTGCTCTGCAATGGCCTCAATTCGACTCCTGATCTTCGCTCCAGATTCGTGATCGGGGCAGGCGGCGCATATGCGAAGGATGCGACCGGCGGGGCCGATCACCTATCACTAACCGAAAAAACTATTACAGTAGCCGGGCAAGCTCTGACCGCTACGCACCTGCCATCCCATAGGCACCCGTACACGGATTATTATCGTGGCAGCGGCGGTGTGGGTGGCATTGAGAGCATAGGTGGGGGCTCCTCAGATCATGCCGGATTTTTGACCACAGCCGCCACATCAGACACGCACACGCATTCGATTACGTTCACTGGTGACGATATTGATATCCTGCCAAAATACTGGGCACTGTGCTTCATCCAAAAAACCTAAATAGTATCGGCGCATATCATTGTTATGCCAAAAATAACGAAATTGTGCATGTATTGCGGGAGGGAGTTCAGTGTAGAACGATGGCTACACGCACAAAGGTACTGTTCTAGGACATGTGCTGCGATCGTGTGGAGGTCAAATGAGCCTAAGCCATATGCAAAATGTGATAATTGTGGCATAGAATTTAAGATCAAACCGTATAAACTAATCAAAAACGAATTGCATTTCTGTTCTAGAAAATGTGATTACGAACACAGGGCACGTATGCACAGAGGGCCGTCTGCCGTTGCCGCCAGGAAACGGGTCGCTACCATAACCGGGCGAAAGCGAAAACCATTTTCAGAAGAGCATAAAAATCATATAAGCGAATCACGGGCGGGCGATAAAAATTGGCGATGGATGGGCGGCATTTCGTTTGAGCCATATTGCTCGAAATTTAACAACGATTTCAGAGAATCGGTGAGGGATAGATTTAATAGAAAATGCTTTTTATGCGATGCATCGGAAGGAAAAAATCGCCATTCTGTCCACCACATTGATTATAACAAAAATAGCATTTGTAATGGGCAAGGATGGGCATTTGTGCCCCTCTGCACAACCTGCCACAACAAAACACACGCGAATAGGTGGCATTGGTTCAATTTGCTTATAAATTATTGGGTGAGTAATCCTGAAATTAATTTCAATTCTTTTTAATTGGATTCGTTATTCACATCAAGGGGGCGATTACTTTTACTTACGTAAAATTTAAATCCGCGTGGTCAGCCACTGATGAGCTTACGGGTGCTGCTTTCAATCATCTTGAAACGCAGTGGGCGGCTGCAAAAATAGACATCGATGCACATAATCATGATGCCCGGTACTACACAAAAACGCTAGCAGATGCGACCTTTTTTAGCACATCGTTCTATACCGGGTTCGATGCAGACAAAGTTGATGGACAGCACCTGAGCGACTTGGTGGCCTCAATCCTTCCAGTCGGCTCAATCATGATCTGGTCGAAGGAAATCGCAGACCTTCCAGCAGAATGGAAGAAGTGCGACGGCACGACCTATGGGGCCATCACAACCCCGGATCTAGAAGACAGGATAGTAGTCGGCGCAGGATCTGCCTATGCAATAGGGGCAACGGGAGGCGCTTTTTCGACCGCGATTTCCGGCACTCTGACAATAGGCGGCCACGCGGTGACGGCTGACGAAATGCCTATCCATACCCACCCGTACACGGATCAGTCGGATTCGGCTGCGTCATTGTACAAATATTACTCGGGGGGCGGCAGAGCAGGGAGCGAGACCTATCAGAACATGAACACCGGCTACGCAGGATACACGGACGCTGCAACCGGAAAGCATGACCATCCGGGGAGCACGATTACCTTTGATCCGCTTGACTGCACGCCGCCCTATCGAGCCCTATACTATGTCATGAAGGTGGCTTGATGGCCTACACCAAAAACGAAGATCCATGGGAAGCGGCAGATCTTCTGACAGTTTCAAAAATGAACAACTTCGAAACTATCTATACTGAGATCTCTAGCTACCTGGTCGGGCACAATCATGATGATCTCTACCAGACGAAAGCCGAGATGGAAGCGGCCTATTGGTACGCCGGTAATGACGGCAGCGGAAGCGGGGCGGATGCAGATCTACTCTACCATGCAGGCGGGAACCTGCACGCCTCCAGCTTTGCGGGCCTGGGGGTCCCCTCCGGCCTGATCATCATGTGGTCAGGCGTCACCGCACCGGCTGGCTGGCACCTCTGCGACGGCACGGAGGGCTACATTGATCTCCGAGATAGATTCATCTACGGGGCCGGAACAGTGGCGGTCGGCACAAACGGCAGCGGATCGCACACGCCCACCGGAACGGTATCAGTCAGCACACACGCGCTTTCCACCGGCGAGGTGCAGGGACATCAGCACACGTATACTGATCGATATGCAGATGCCTATGGGCCACAATACTTCGAGGCGTTTACTTCTGCCTGCTGGTCAGGCTACCATGCTCAGGCATCGCCGGTCACAGGAAATTCGAATATAGGAAAAACGCCCGCTGATGCGCACGGTCATAGCACCGCAGAGGGCACGGCGTTTATCGGCAACGCTTTCACGGCGCTGCCTCCTTATTATGCGCTCGCGTTTATACAAAAATCTTGAGGGAGTTTGAAAAATGATCACAGAAAAAAACGTTACGGAAGCATTCGACGATCTTGAGAATGCTTTTCAGGAATTGGCAAAGATCGAAGACAAGCAGCAGGAACTCGCGGCGGATTTGGCCGAGTTCAAGGACGGCTCCCGGAAGGCCGATCAGATCAAAAAAAAGCTGCAAGAGCTTCAGCCCAAGATGAACGATGCACAGCGGGCCTACAGGCTGGCAGGCATGAGGGCTGACAGGATCAGGCTGCTGCTAGATGTGGCGAAAACGAGCATGGGCAGGGACTAGCTTCCCTCTTCCCTGCGCTTGTTCGCCTCTGCGCGTTCCCACGCACGCAAACTCGACCCGACTGCCGAGGGGGCCACCCCAGAGCCTGCGATCAATGCGAATCTTTGCCCTGCTGGTGTTTGCAGGAAGGCGACCAACTGCCTTCCCGCTTCTTTCGCAGCTTCGCCCATCCGATCAATAGTGTCTGCAAGACTTTTTCCTATATCGGCAGCGCTTATGAATGCTCTTTCCAACGCAATCTGAGTAGCGATCCATTCAGGCGTTCCGATATGGGCCACCTCCAGCAAGCGGCCCTGCAATTCGATTTGTATTTTCATTCCTTTTCCCCTTCAGTCACCGACGCCTCCAGCGACTCAATAGCTTCTTTCAGCCATCGAATGGATGTGGAAACTGCTCGATTGCCCTTTCTCATCATTTCTGCTTCGGTCTCAACTATCATGAGCGCTTCTTGATATTTGGTTTTCTCTTTCATTTCCTTTCATCTCCATTCTGTCAATTTTTCTTGCGCCGGCGGGCCGTATCCCGTCCGGGAGCGGCCCGCCGGGCTGCGCAGAAAGTCAAATCTGGCAGGAATCCCGCTCCCGCGCGGCCTTCTCCCTGATTGCCTCGGCAACGTATGCCGATTAGGCCGCCTCCTTAACAATCAGAGTTCCCCATCCACCGCTCCTATGAGTTTGTCGAGCCACCGTTGCACATGGCCGGATAGATTGATCTCGGGATGTTCCTCCAGCCAGCTGGCTTGATCTTCCCTGATTGTGATACTCTTTTTCGAGAAATTTGAGGGCATTAGGCCCTCAATCGCAGGCCATCAACGGCCACGAAAAACTTCTCATAATCGGCCACTATTCCGATGGTCTCGGCTCGGATACTGGAAGGTCGGACGTTCTGAGCGCGGGCCACCTGCATTATCGCTCTTGCGGATTTCGCGGCTTCGCGGGATACTTCTTTCTTGCCTGGGAAGGCGGGGCTCCAGGAGGTTGCCGCTCGGGCGATATCCTCATCAAGCTCTCCGATTTCCATATCTTCCCTCTCGGCAATCTTGGCAGCGATCTCTTCATCATTCGATTCCATGATTTTCCTTACAACCTCTTCAGTTACCATTTGTCTCAGTCCTATGCCGCCTTGGCATAATACACACTAATACGTATTAGTATATATACGTATCGGTACTACTACGTATTGAACTACCCTACCCTAAAGGGTAAGGATTCGTTTCTTCTCTTCTGCCTTTTCCATCTGACTCTCTACATACTGCATTAGTACATCGAGAGAGACCTGACCAGTCGAAGCTATGAAGTAGCTATCTGACCAGAAAGAATCGCCCCAAAGAAATTGCTTTGTTTGGGGGAACTCTTGCCTAATCCTCCGCGAACTGGCCCCCTTGATGCTGTTTACGACCTTGGTCAAGTCGGTCGTTGGGCCACACTTGAAGAGGATATGCATATGATCCTCAGCTGGCTCTTGTGCCAGGATTTCGATACCTAGAGCCTCTGACATCTCCCAAATAATTTCTTTGAGGCGTTCTCGAATGATCTCATCGTAGAGCGCCTTTCTGCGATACTTCACCACGATCACAAGATGATAATGGAGAGAATAGACAGAGTGCGCGCCTCTGTCGAGTTTGTATTTCATGCTTTTACTGCGTCCTGTGGCTTAGATGCGCGGATATCCATATTCTCGAACCACTTCCCCTTGCGTATCTCGGGGTCATTTGATTCCAAGAATACTACTGGAACTCCTTTCACATCCACAGCTACAAAGGGCCATTTTTCCAACAAGCCTCCGTCAATGCCCGCTAGAACAATCTCTTGAAGTGCATCAATCCCGGCGTTCTCAATGACCCTATTGGCCATCGCGTAAGATCCTGTGACTGACCAGAGAATATCATTTCTGATACTCTCAACGCGCCACCATTCATGGCACATGCCCCGTCCATATTCTTGGTGTTCTGCAACATGCTTCTTAAATTCAGCTAGTACGTCCTCCAACGAACGCCACTTCTCCAATTTTGGTGCATGGAGTGGCCCCTGGAGAGTTCTGCCTTCCAGATGCCAGGTATCTGGCTTCTGGTATTCTGCCAGAATCCGGTTTGTCTCCACTAGTACACGATCCATCTGGACATCTTCCCGGAGTCCGTAGCAGCATATCAGATGTGGGCCGTTGCCGCCATCTTCCCCGCACCGAACGGCGAAGCTTACCCCTGGTCCAAGGTCATTTGCTTTGGAATCCTTGTCGCACCACCATTCTCCGGGGTCTGTTGCTGCCCCGATATACTTCATTGAGTCAGACATTTTAGTATCTCCATTTAGGTTTTCTGAGAAATGAGTTTTCTTGTATCTCATCTCTCAGTAGGTTTCAACAATATACACATAGCCTATTATTAGGATATATAGTTTTTGGTACGTTGGCTTTTTATGACAAAGGGCTTCGCTTTCATCCCCACCCTAAAGGATGGGGACTTCTCGCTTTGCCCTTCGTGATCCCAAAGTTAAATGCCAAACTGTGGTATATGCACCAGATAGCTCCTGCGCAGCTCCTGGATGAACTGCCTGGGCATCCCGGACCTCAAAAGATGAGTCGTGAAAAAAACGCGAAAATAGTGCGGCGTGATATAATTCCGCCCAAGGGCGGGATCTCCCACGCCAGCCAGCCGCGAGCGATCCTCGACTATCTTCTCACTCGGAACGCACAACTACCCGGAAAAGTTTTTCGCGATAATTCGGGCACTTTTTTTCGATACTTTCCAGAAAATCGCGCGGAACCTGGATGCGTCCACGGCTATCTATTTTTGCAGGGAAATCATCTCTTATTTTTTGCATACTATCTACTGGTAGCGTATGCTATTTATGCTTTTCGGAGAACCATTTTGGCATCTTTTTGGGGCAAAGTATATATACTAATACCACGTTCCGTATAGCAGAGGAGTATGAGATGGCAGCCGCAACACAACGTCAGAATTCGAGTGCTCGCCAAGCCGGGATAATCCGCCTCAGCGAGGGGCAGTACATGATCAGGTCGAAGAGCAATCCAGCAACGGGTCACGTAGTGGTCCGAAATGCGGATTTTTCCTGGGCCTGCGATTGCAAGGGCGCTACGTATCGCGGGAAGTGCCTGCACATCTCCCTGGCGAGGGGCTACGAAGTTGCTCGCGAGTGCGGCTATGACGGCCCCAATGAGCCCGATGCGGAGACGTTGGACTACTACGTCAGGATCGAAGATGTAAAATACGAGCGGGCGCTTCGGGGAATCCCGATAGAAGCGCCTTGATTTTGGTGATTTAAATGTTTGGAAGATCTGAGATCGGAGGATCTGGCTGGAAACTTGGTCGGTTTAATCAATTTTGCCATAAAAGCCACTATCCTGGAGCACATGAACAAATCGCATATGGAGTGGCGCTGAACAAGTACATGCGAGAAACAGGCTGCGATAGACAGCAGGCCCGCGCAAACGTGGAAGTGAATTGAAATGTGCGAAAAAGCTACAGAAGCAACCCGAGAACAGGAGATCCAGCGAGCATTCGAGGATCTGAGGACGGCGAGGATAGAGATGCATGAGATCTCAGAGGCAGATCTGAAGGCGAGAGAAATTCTGAAGACGGCAGAATCCGCTATCAGACTGCAATATGCAGACAAGCCAAAAGAGCTGGGTGGGAACGAGCCCGCCAGAGAAGCTAGAATCCGAGAGCTGACAGCAACCGAACTCGCCGCAGCCGAAAAAATGAGGGCTCTGAAAGGCCAGGCGCAGCTCCGGGCGGATCTGGCCAACATGAGGGTCCAGGAACTCCAATGGCTGGTCAGGAACGATCAGGCAACGGCTGACCTCTTCCAGATCAGCTATGTACCGGGGACGGCCACATGAGGCCGTTCCTCGTTTTCCTGGCGTGCCTGGCGCTGTATTTTGGGCTGTTGTCGATCCCGGCGCTGGTGGCCGATGCCGCCACGCTCTCGATATTGGGCAGCGCGGTAGGGAACGGCAGCCAGATATTTTCAGTGGCAGGCGAGAACATCACCGCTTTTTGGAATGGGGTTAATTGGACTGTGACGGGGGCGTTCTGAATGAGCCTTACTTTTTCCGCTCTTGTTTCCGGCGTCTCGCCCGAGGGCTATCCGATTCTGCATGAGGTGGCCTGTGAGAACGGCATGGTCCGGGATCATATGTGGCTGCCCAAGCGGTACGGGCCGGGATTCGCCGCCAGGATCGGGCAGCGGGTCCAGATCCAGGGCTATTATCAGCGATACCGGCGCGGCGGCTGGCAGATCCGAGATATTGAGCGGGTCGAGGTGGTGGAGTGAGACAGAAAAAACTCGGAGAAGTCCGAGTAGAGATCCCGTACAACCACCTCACCAGGTGGAAGAATTTTCCAGTGCCTCAGGACGATGCAATTGACATCCTAGAAAAAACGAAAGATGAATTGCTAGATGCTCTGGAACGAATAGAGCGACAGATTCGTGATCTGGAAGTGCCAGAATGAGCGCCGCCGAATCCGCGACAGTGACTATGCAGATGTATGTGACCGGACACATGAGTGCAGATGCTGTGATTGGAGTCCTGATGGCTCGTTGTGATGAGCTGCTGGATCAGATGGCCGAGAAGGACCGGACTATCTCGCTCCAGGCAGCCCTCATCGAGACGACTGATAGGATCCCTCTGGAGAAGATCCAACCATGGGATCTGGATAGACTGGATACGGTTCTTCTCGCCCTGCGCTCCGATCCGAGACCGATATGGGGGGCCTGTATCGAAAGCATGGAGCGAGTCATGAAGAATATCAGGGAGGCGGGAAAATGAAGCAAAAGCGATCCAAAAGCGGACTACTGCCGCCTCGGCAGGCGGCAAAAGCGAAAGAGCCCGAGACTGGGCCAGGATCGGCTACGTGCTTCTGCAGGCGGATGGATCGCCGGGCTAAGGTCGCTGAAGCCCGCCTGGCTTTGCGTGGCGGCGCTGGCGGGCCGATCGAGGTCTCTGATGGCCCAAAGTTCGCAGACTTTCAGATCAACGATGGCGGGGCTCTGGATGAGTTCTACGAGGCCATGAGGGCAACGGTCGACCGTGGCGCGCGGTACCGGGTACGGGTGGAGATGGTGGCGTGAGGACCGCTAGCCGCGAGTGGAAGGGGCCGCTCATCCATTTTCCGAGGCATTACGTTCCCAGGCGGGATGAGATCTGGTTGGCTGGAAAAGCGCTGAGCCAGAGGGTGCGGAGATGAATGCTTGGCAGAAGGAGCACCCAGAGCAGCGTATCAGGGAGCTGGCGGTGGAGCGGGAATACCATCTGCTCGCTCTGGAGAATATCGAGAAGCAGATCCAGAGGCAATGGGGACGGATGGAATGAGTTACAAACTCAAGCCCATCGGCCGGATTGTGGGGAGTCCAACAATCAAGATACCGAGATCGGAATATCCCGAGGTCAAGCGACTGGATGCGGACGGATGGACGCATTACGACATTGGAGCGCGGTACGGCGCGAGGCCGGCGACGGTGGCGAACGTGTTGAGAAAAATTAGAAGAATGGAAGAATAATTATTTTTTGCCTGAGTTATTAACAATTGTTATTTTAGGTGGGTAAAAAAAAGGTTAAGCGGTGGGGATCGCTCCGCCGTACAGCTCGGGAAATTCTGTTTTTATCCTGGCTTCCGGAAATTCGGCCTGGACTTTCGCAATGGTGGCCGGCGTGGGCAGGACGACTGGCAGGATAGTATATTTCCGATCGAATCCAGCTCCACTGGCAACTACTTGGATGGTAGCCCCTACCAGAGATGTCAAGTTGCTGGCCTTCATCATCTGTCGCATTGCTCGCATCGCTGGCTTGCTGTTCATTCCCCAGGTCGTTAGGTCGTTGGGCTTCTCGATAGTGGTTATGATAAAATTAAACTGCTTCTTTTGGGGTTTGTCGGTTTTTTTAAAGTTGGTCATTCCGACAATGGGATCTGTAATGATGTTGATGATATTTTGCTTCCCATCCACCGGCTTCCAGAACTTACCGCTCTCGCTTTCTTCCTCTAGCTCATCCCAAACGGTTTTCGGTTGTTCATTTACCATGTTTTTTATCTCCTGTCTTCGGCCAATGTCCGAAATCGGGCCACGCCATCGACATACTAGCATACAACGCATTCGTATATAAACCTTTCTACGATACGCATATATATACAGTCTGCTATATAGGTTATTATGCCTCAAATATGGATAGACGAAGATGCAAAACGCATCCTGGACCGGGAAAAGGAAGAGCTAAAGAAGATAGGTCGGCCGGGCGCATCTCTGGGAGATGCGATCAGATCATTGAAAACTGGAGGATGTCTCAGTGTCGACCATTGAGAAGTTATGCCCATATCCAAGTTTCCGGCCAGGGCAGGCTCGGACCATCGAGGCGCTGCTGGAGCGGGCCCGCGAAGGCGAGAAGATTATTGAGCTGAATTCGCCCACCGGAACGGGCAAGAGTCTGATGCTCACCGTACTCTGTCGGGCGCTGATCGAGGAGAACGAGGGATGGAACGCAGTCTACACGACGCCACAGAAGGGCCTTGTAGGGCAGTTAGCCGGGGATGAGAAGCTGGACATAGTTTCATTGCTTGGACGCGGGAATTATCGCTGTGACAAGGCGAAGAGCGGGCTTGCCGTGGACTGCCCGGTGCCAGCCAAGGCGCGGCGCAAGACTTGCCCACATTGCGAATACCAGGCCCAAAAGGACAGGTTCCTGGCAGCGGACCTGGGCGCGGCCACGTTGGACAAAATTTTAGTTGATCGCAGCATACCTAAGCCTTCCATCTTCATAATCGATGAGTCGCAGGGCCTGGAAGAGAAGCTGATCAACCAGAGCGAGATCAAGATCCCGGATGCCGTTGATATCAACGACTTGGTTGAGTCTTCGAAGAAGTGGATCAATCGAATTGAGCTGGAGATCATGAAGACCGAAACCAAATTGGAGAAGGTCTTCAGCGGCCAGCTACTCGACGACGAGCCGCGAGAGGTGGCGCGGGTTGGGTTCGCGAAGGCTTTTGAGGTTCATGCTGCGAGGAAACTGAGGCCCTTTGATGACGAGAAGGCCGGGAAGCTCGCCAAGGAGCTGGTCAGGTTCAATAGGATCCTGGAGAAGGCCCGAGGCGTGCTCCGGATGGCTGAGGAGGCGCCGGACAGTTTCATTATAACACGTGATAGAAATTTCAGGATGATGAGCGGGAGGCAGGCCTTCCAGGAGCTGATCATGAATACTCAGATCTGCGTTCTTGCCTCAGGGACACCCAACACCCAGCTCCTCGCGCCACCCGGATACGCTCAGGTGATCGCAGCTCATCCGATTGAGGTCGAGCGGAGGATGGTCTATTTTCTGCCGATGGGGAAGATGAACGTGGCCTGCCGAGATGCGACTATGGAAAAGATGGCCGTCAAGATCGCAGAACTACATAAGGCCCACCACAGATCGACTATTGTCCACTGCCACAGCTACCCGATCGCTGATCGATTGGGGAATATTCTCTATGACGAAGGAGTTCGCTGCAAATGGGTTGAGCCGAAGGACCGGGAGGGCAGTATCAAGGCCTGGATGGAGCTCGATGATGCTTGTCTGATGTCCGTGGCCTGTGAGGAAGGGCTAGACTTGAAGGAAAAAAAGCATGATCTCAATATTATAGCCAAGGTACCGTTTGGCTTCCGAGGGGATGATTGGATGCTGGCCAGGGAGGCGCAGGACAAGCCGCTCAGCAATGATCTGCACTACGAGGATGTCAGGGTAGCGACGGCCATCCAGCAGGCTGCCGGACGGTGCACACGGGGACCTGGGGATTGGTCGGAGACGTATATTATGGATAGCTCATTTGAGCAATTTTACAGGCGCAACCACAACCTTTTCCAGGGATGGTTCAAGGACGCTCTCCGTCGGCGAGAATCGTGATCGGTGGACAGCGAGCTGCCGATTGATCATGAGATCCAGGCAGGAAAGTGCCTGACCTGTATGATGCTGGAATTTCAGGAACAGATGGAACGAGAAGAGGAGCAGGATCGCGGCGGTCCCGGCCAGGTTGGACGGGTGGGCGCGGGGGGAAGATTGATATAGTATCAATGCATTCATCAATGCATGACGAGTTTGGGAGTGCGGTATATTCAGATACCGGTGACGGAAGAGGAGTTTAATCAGATCGATTCTTTGAAGGAACGAGAGCAGAGCTGGCGAGACTTCGCTCTTCCAAGGCTTTTAGGGACGGTCGGAACATGCCCGAAATAAAGGCCATCGAGACGCGGTATAAAAATTATAGGTTTCGTAGTAGACTTGAGGCCCGTTGGGCTGTCTATATGGATGCTATGGGCATTGCTTGGGAATATGAGTATGAAGGATTCGATTTAGGGAAAAACGGATATTACCTACCAGATTTCTATTTGCCTAATGATGGTTATTGGGCAGAAGTAAAAGCCGGGAAACCAACGGTTGAGGAGTTAAAAAAGGCAGTCGCGCTTTTTGTAATGACCCGGAAACCCGTTATAATATTGGATGGGATGCCAAACGATAGATCATATTATTTCGTTGGTGGTATGGCAACAGAAGATTGTGGCAATCCGTGGGGATATCCTGGTATATGCATGTTGGATTTGTTTATGTGTTATTACAAAGGCAGGTTCTACATCTCAACGGCTACAGGATGCGCCACGTCTGAAGGGTTTGATGAAGTTTTAGATGGAATAGCAGCGGCCCGATCCGCTAGATTTGAGCATGGAGAAAGTGGTTAAGGATGCTTGCCCCAAATCGCGAGGACATCCTGAAGACTTGGAAGATATTCCGGCTGCCAGGGGAAGCTCTGGAAGTGAGGATACCAAAGGCCCGGAAGTTCAAGACCATAAGCGGATACTTCGATGATCAGAATAGTTTTGTTGATGCTGTTGTGGGTCTCGCGTCGCGAGAAAATGATGGGTTTATCGGGCACTATTTTACGATCAACCCGGTGAAGCGAGATTTGTTAGCACGGTCGAATAACCGTGTAAAAAGTTTTGTAGAGATAACCACTTCGGATGCTGACGTTTTGGCATTACATTGGTTGCCGATAGATATCGATGCAAAGCGGCCCGCCGGAATATCATCGACGGACAAAGAGCATGAAATGGCAATCAGTAAGTCCACAGAAATACAGAGATGGCTTATAGACGAAAATGGTTGGCCTGCAAATGCTTTTGTTCTGGCGGACTCTGGGAACGGTGGGCATCTTTGCATTCGGATAGAATTAGATCTAAAAGATAAACATATTGTAGAAAAAATAATAAAAAAACTAGATATATTATTTTCAAATGAAATTGTCCATGTGGATACATCGACGTTTAATCCGGCGCGAATCTGGAAGATCTATGGTACACCATGCCAAAAGGGCGATAATGTGCCAGAGAGACCGCACCGGCTGGCCAAGTTGCTAGAAGTTCCTGGTAATATAGAAAGTGTCAGCAAAGACAAACTTGAGGCGTTGGCGGGAATTGAGACACCTGCCGAGGATATTAAGCTTGGCGTTTTTGAGCAGATGGATAGAGACTCGGTTTTTGATGTAGTCAAATACGTAGAGTCTCATGGACATGTAATCGTAAAGAGCAAACGCACTGGGGAGTACACTACCTACATTTTAGACGTTTGCCCTTTCAATTCTGATCATATCGATAAGTCCGCTATGATCTCTCAGCACTCAAGCGGAAAATTAAGCTTCAAGTGCCAGCATAACGGGTGCGAAGGAAAATATTGGAAGGATCTAAGGGAACTTTGGGAGCCTGAAAGAAAGTACAAAGACATTTCGGTGAGCATAGACCAGGCTATGCAAGCCATCGATATGGAGCTTTTGACTGAAGGTGGGAACGCAAGCAGGCTTGAAAGGATTTGTGGCGAGGAAATGCGATTTTGTCATACTATAAAAAAATGGTTGGTATGGGTAGATGGGTATTGGAAGACCGATAATAATGGGATGGCCAGGCGGAAAGCGGAGGGCATTGTTAGAGTATTGTATGCGAAAGCGGCAAACACTGATGGAAAGGATGCAAGAAACAAGATAACCAGGTTCGCAGAAGAAACCGATAGCAGAAGAGGGATAAACAATATGCTGGATATAGCGTCCAGCAGAAGCACTTTTGCAATTACAAACGAGATACTTGATACTGATGATTGGTTATTAGGTGCTGGAAAAATTACAATAAACCTGAAAACTTTAGAATGTTATGAGTCCAGGCAAACCGATATGATAACCAAAAGGATAGGCACCACGTTTGATAAGGACGCGAAATGCCCATTATGGGAGAAATTCGTAGCCAAAATATTTGGTAATGACATAGAACTAATCGAGTATGTGCAAAGGGCGATCGGTTACAGTCTCACCGGATCAATCGCTGAGCAGGTGTTCTTTTTCTGTCATGGAAGCGGAGCGAACGGAAAGAGTACGTTGATAACGGTTTTGCGTAATCTCATGGGAAGCTATGCAAAACAAGCTGAGTTTAGTACATTCTTATTACAAAGAGCTGAAAAGGTCAGGAATGATTTGGCGGCGTTGGCCGGTGCTCGGATGATAGCAGCAGTTGAAGCTGAAGAAGGATCAAAGCTATCTATGCAGGTTATCAAAAGCTGGACGGGCGGAGATCTTATAACGGCTAGATTTTTGTTTGGCGAAAATTTCACGTTCAAGCCGATTGGGAAATTGTGGCTCGTAGCAAACAACAAGCCGGTTATTTCGGAAAGGAATCATGCTGCATGGAGAAGAGTCCAGCTAATACCGTTTAACGTGACGATTTCCGAAAGTGAAAAAGACAAAGACCTCGATATTAAGCTTCTTGCAGAACTTCCGGGAATTCTGAATTGGGCATTGGAAGGACTCAGGGAATACATGAAGAAGGGCTTGTCGGCTCCAAGTGCCGTAAAGATTGCTACGGAAGAATATCGAGAAGAAAATGATAGCATGAGATCCTTCTTGTCTGAATGTTGTGAGATTCAAAAACATGCAGTATGCCGAAACGCTGACTTGTATGGAGCATATTATGTTTTCTGCGGGATGTCAGAATTCAAACCATTGACACAGACTAAATTTTCTACTGAACTTAAGAAGGTACAAGATGTATCCTCGGTTCGAGATAAATATGGCATGACTTGGATGGGGATCGGACTTAAATCTGATTGGTGTAGGGTTGAAAAAACCGATGAAACGACAACAGACGGTAATATCCAAGCATATACTGATGTAGGGATGAAGTCAAATGAGCAAAAAAATACTTCTTCCGCGCGTATAGAGAAAGTTTCCGCAAATGACTACACCCCTACATACCCTACACCAATCACGAAAACCGATGAAACCGCTAATTCAAACCCTACACCAAAAAAAGAACAAAAAAAAGATTCCGATGAGGGACAACATCATAAAGATTTAGTTCCAGTAAGATTCTTGGTAAATTATAATCAGTATAAGATAGATGAGGTCGCTAGCATGCCTGGCGGGATAGCGCGCGAGCTGGAAGGAATGCAGATGGTCACGATCATCAATGGAGGAATGAAGAAATGAGCAACGAAGCCGTAACGAAGAGACTCTTCAGAGTCGCAATGCTACAGTCGAACGAAATGGATGAAAAAGGATGCATGAAAGCAGCCGACGCCAAGATAGCAGCGGATGACATCTATAAAGCTATCCAGCGAGGCGATAAGATTTGTGAGGAGCGCGGATGGGTGCGGGTCGTTTCGGTCGAACAAGAAGCGACAATTGAGGTAGTATGAGCAACGGCAAGATAGAGAAGGCCATAGCCATCTTGAGCATGGCGAGTGGATTGCATAGTATCGAGGACGCTAGAGAGCTGATCGAGAAAGCTGAGAGGTACCTGAGGGATGAACCTGACCTTGTACCGGCCCTACAGCTCTCTGCTGAGATGATCTCGGAGAGTCTGAGTAGATTGGTCGAGAACATGCCGACCTACGAGGATGGGCCTCTGGAGCGATCCTCGAAGATTCATATATGCGAGTCGGCGCTGCTCCAGATAGTCGAGTATGGGAAGGCCGGCCTGGCGGCTCGGAGGCAGGGATCGCAGGAGGTCGCAGAGGCAATCCTGGCTGGGAAAGCTCAGACAAGCCTCATGGAATTTGAGGAAGTTCAGGAAATGAAGCAGCTCCTGAAAGACCATGGCGCTACCATGGAAGTGAGGCTTGAGAAATGAAGCCCCAAAAAATTTTTGTGTCTCTCGACCACAATGAGATCATGCGACCAAGGGCGAAGAAGGTCGAGAAGGCGGTACTGGAGGATGACAGGTTTGAGATGAGAGATCCGGCTAGCTTGCCGTTTGACTTGCAATTTGTAGCTGAGCGGGAATGTCCGCAATGTCATGGCGTGCCATATCCGGACGATGATTTTGAAGACCAGGTGTGCCCGGTGATATGTGGTATATGTAAAGGAAAATGTGTCATCAAAAAGACGTTCCATGTCGAGCTCAAGGATTTCTCCGAGGACGCCGGCAGCGACTATCTCAGCTCGATCCTAAATGGCCATCTCTGGGAACAGGTTCTAGTCGCTAGAGAGCGCCAGGAGCCTCTGGCGATCGTCGTTCTCGGAGACGACAACGATGTTGGCGATGCAATTCGAAAAGCTGCCGGACGGGGCAACCGGGGCCACAAGGTAGATCCTGAGAAGCTCATGGAATATTTCAGGATGGTCGAGGGATTCGAGGCCAACTGCATAGCTCTGAATATTCCGGTCTGGTGGCTCAAGACGGACCCCCACAAGAGGATGCTGCTGAGGGTCCGCAAGATCCTGGAAGGCGGGGATCTGAGCGGATTTGCGCCGGCGCCGGATGAGGGCGAGAGGCAAGCCGTGGGACTGAGCATCTTGGCCGGGAAGGGCATCGGCCCTACAAAAGCCATGGCGATCTTGGAGAAGTTCCGGATCAGGCTGGAGCCGAAAGGGGATGCTTACTTGAACGACTGTGAGGCATCGGAAACAAACTGGCTCGATTGATATGGGAAAATGGTTGGATCGTGGTCGATAGCGGGCACGTCATCCGGCCCAAAAAGAGCAAAGCGAAGGAGGCGAAGGCATGATCGAGCTTCGTCGTGTTCCTGGAACATGCTGTCCGGAGCCGTCGTGTGATCATTTGTCAAAAGAATCCGGCATGATTTGTGAGGGGTGCGGACATGCGTGTGATGATTGTAGGAGAAAGAGATGAGTCAGAAGAGAGGAGCCAAGGGGGCCATCGGCACAGAGGCCCTTAATCGCCTCAAGGATCGAGGCGAGTCCTCAGGGGCACAGAGGCACGCGAAAGAGGGGGATCTGGCCAGGAGCGATGCCTGGTATAGCGAGGCGGACTGAATGGGCGGCACTGGCAAGGACATGATGAAGCGCGTCCTGGGCGGCATGTCTTTCGATGAGGCAATCCCTCTCCCGAGGCTCGCCGAAAAGCTGGAAAAATCAGAGAGCAATCTTCGCCGGGCGCTCAATGACATGAGGGAGCTGGGATTGGTCGAACAGCTCCCGCTCGAACGGCCTCGAAAAAAGAGCAATGCAACGCCGCACACCAAATTTTGTCAATTTGGCTGGCGAAAATGCAGAATATTGGGATCTGAAAAGCTAAATACATCGGAGGCTATAAAATGCTAGACGATTCTCTGACGGCAGACGCACCGGCCCAAAGCGTCCCCAACACACACGGAGGGCGAAAGCCTTCGAACTGGATGCCGGAATTTTCGGAAGGCGCAATTATAGAATATTCTTGTGGGAATTGTCACAAAATCGTTTATTATTCTCTTTGGCGGGCTACATACTGCCCGCACTGCAACGCACCAATTTTCAACTTTCCGAGGCGCAAGCTCGATGCTCCGATGCATCGAGGGATGTCATACGACGATCAGGAGAAGATGAAGTATGCCGGACCTCAGAACGATAGACCTCGATCTCTGGGCAGAGGGCGCGGCTCAGAGCCTGCCAAAGATCACAGTCACCCCGGCCGGCCTGCGAATCGAGGGCGAGCCGAAAGAGTTTGATCGGCTCTGCCTGATTTTGGCCGGCTGGCTGAAACAATCATAATGCCAAAATTTGCGAAAGCTAAAGATCGCCGCACCTGCTGAGTTTCGGGGCGGCGTTTGCGATCATCGGCGATGATATTCTCAGATGAATTGAGCCAGTCCTTCCGGGCCCGGCATTGCTCTTAGTCTCACTCCACCTTTGCAGCCGGGTCATCATGTTACTCGGGATAGAACGCATTAGCGTTCCGGGGAACCCTGATCAGGCCCTGAAATCGAGATAGGCGCGCTATGCTCGTGTCGGTGGAAGTCCGACTGTCCTGTCCAATCATTGTCATCCGTTGCTGGATGCGTCAGACCAAGTGAGCCGGTACCCATTCCGGCTCTTCCTCCAAATTATACAGGATTGATTCTATGTGTCCAAGAAAAATCGATGCTCAATTTGTGCGCACAAAAAGCGCAAGCAGATAGATCAATCCGTCGCAGATGGCGTCTCATACCGTCGAATCGCCGAGGTGTTTGGCGTCGGTGAAAAATCGGTTGAACGACATGTAAATAATGGGCATGTTCTGAAGGACATCGAAGCCGCTGCAACTGAAAATCAGATCGATCGAGGCGCGGCACTCCAAAAAAAATTAGATACCGCGTATGATCTGGCTCTGGAAGCCGCGAGAAAGGCCAAGAAACAAGACCTCAAAGCGTTTGGTGGATGCATTTCCGGGGTGCTGAAGGCATTGGAGCTGGAAGTCAGAATCACAATACCGGAAGAAAGGAATGTCAATCTCAATGTCTCGGGGCAGTCCATTGATGAGCGCCTTGACGCACTCGCCGCAAGACGACGCGAGCGCAAATCTTCAACTAATCAATGATATTTATGAAGAAACTCCGAGTTTATGGGCAGAAGACGCTTTCGGCCTCTCTCTCGATGCCTGGCAAGTCAAGATGCTTGACAGCCCGTCCAAAAGAACCGCCCTAAACATCCATCGTCAGGGAGGCAAGAGTACAATGTCTTCCCTGATCTGCTTGCACATGGCCCTCTTCCGGCCCGGCAGCCTGTCGCTGATCATCGCCCCAGCTCTCCGACAGTCTCAAGAGAACTTCCTAAAGATCCGGGGATTCATTGACCAACTCGACAAAGTTCCAAAATTCGATGAGAGCACAAAGCTCTCTCTGAAGTTCGACACCGGCTCAAGAATCTTATGCTTGCCGGGAGGGAACGATGGCAAGACCATCCGGGGATTCTCTCGTCCTGATGTCATAGTCGAGGATGAGGCGGCGCAATGCTCAGATGAGCTTCATTATGCGATTATGCCCATGATGGCAACGTATCCCGATTGTCGTTTTGTGATGGCTTCGACTCCATTTGGGCAGCGAGGACATTATCACAAAACTTGGACTGAAAATCCTGCATGGGAAAAGTACACGCTCCGGGCATCAGAGAATCCAAGAATCTCAAAAGAGTACTTGGCTGAAATGAAAGCCACGATCGGCCCGTACATGTACGCACAGGAGTTCGAATGCGAATTTGTGGCATCGGATACTCAATTGATCTCACATGAATCGATTCTGAAAGCGCATGATAACAGTATCAAAATTATAGAAATATGACTTTCATCTTGGCACTTGATCCGGCGCAACTCCGAGACTGGTCCGCACTCGCTGCTATTGATATGCAATACAAAGTAGAGAGGAAGCGATTTGAATATTCTCTCGTGGCGATGAACCGCAAACAGGCTCTCCCGTATGATCAGATAGTGGATTGGGTCATCAAGGCGCTGAAGAACCCGGCGTTCAACACGCACTCACCGCCTGAATTCGTTTTGGATGCAACAGGCGTTGGCGTCGCGGTGAACGACATGTTCCGGGCCAAGCACATAAGAACGAAAGCGGTCACAATCACGGTAGGGAACGGCTTGAATCGAGAAGGGTCTATCATCCATCTCGGAAAAGCCCGGCTCGTCGGGAAGTTCCTGGGGGCATTCGATGCCGGGAAAGTTCATGTCAATCCCGATATGCCCATCTGGCCAGCCGTAGAGCGAGAGATGCTTTCGTTTCGGGCAGAAATGAGCGCACAGGGGCGCGTCAAACTGGAAGCCGAGCAAGGCGAGCACGACGATATGCTCTTTGCATTGGCTCTATGCATCTGGTACGGCGAGGAGATCCTGAGAGGTGGAAAGCTATGATCTGCGTTTTCTGTAGTCAGGACATCGCGCGGCTCAAGCAGAAGCCCGTCCCGATTGCTCGCCTTGAATTCCGGCCCTACATCGGCCAGAGCGAGCCAGGCCAGGACAATCTATCGGGCCTGGAATGCTGCCAGGAATGCTACGAGAAAGTCCTGGCAAACCGGGGCAAGGCAATCAAAGAACTAGGAAAAATCGAGGATACGCATGCTAACTGATCTATCTTTCATCGCACCTGGGAAGCCCTGGCCGCCAGAGGATGCCGACGAAAAGGCCCGGTTAGCGGAGCATGCGTTCAATCGAGCACTCTACAATAATCAGCATGAAGTCTTCTCCAAGTATGCCGCCTATCTGGCCGACAAGGCAGACGACGACAAGAAAGTCACAATCATTCTGGGCTGGCCCGAAAAGGCAACAACCACATACGTCAATCTCTGCATAGGAGAAGCGCCTGATGTCGAGATCAACGAGGTAGATGTAGTCGAGGAAAGGCCAGACGAGGAAGTGCTGATCGATGTCAGCCGCTACGGCATCGGCCTCTATGAGCCAACCCAAGACGGCATTTTCTGCCAGAATCCAGAGAATTGCTATATCGTGACCGCGCCGGGTAACATCCGCAAGACCACTCATTACGTTTTCTTCTCACAGTTCCAAATTGAAAAGCAAAAATTTATAAAGTTCACAATCCACGGGCAAGGATTCATACAGCACCTTATATTCACGCTCAAAGATGGAATCATAAGCGTCACTGGCAGCTCAATCGTTTCTCCGACAACACTCGGGGAGAGCAAGGACCTCAAGGATTTCCCGGCATTCGCGGGCATCCTGGTAGATGCGAATGGGATCCAAAAGACCGGCGTTGCTGACATCCTGATCGTCAGGGTGGACAATGCTCTCAGCAGCGAGCGCCGCTATGGGCGGTCAGATTATACGCCCTCTGTATGTAGTCTCATAGAGGCCCTGGAGCTGGCATTCGCTCGTAGGGAAGAGGTCCTCGCGAAGTTTGCCCGGCCAGTTTTTCAGGCACCAGAGAGCGCTTTCAATCACTTCAATCACGCAAAGCAAGTCTGGGAAATCCATCTCGATGAACCGATACTCTTGGAGCCCGGATCTCTGCAAGCCAGCTATCTGACATGGCAGGCCGAACTAGGGGCAGTCGAGAAAGCCATCCAGGACAAGATGGATCAGCTCTTGCAGATGCTCGACCTAGTCAAGCAGGAAGAGCTAGGGAAGGCCGAGAGCGGCACGGCACTGGCGTTCAGGCTGATCCCAACTACAAGCAGGGTTCGCAAGTTCGCCACTGGCCTCAAGAAAGCCATCCCGAAGGTCCACAGCCTCTACAGCAAGTTGCCGGGGCATGGCCCGATTGTCGAACCGCAAGACGTTTCTGTAGTCTTCCAGGATGGCATTCCAAGAGATCCGGTCCAGGAAGCAACCTGGGCCACCCAGGCCTTCATGAACCAGGGCATGAGCCTGGAGACTTACATCAGCATCACTCAGGGCCTGGAAATGAGCGAAGATCCGGACAGCTCGCTCATGAAAGAGGTGGCTAGGATCAGAGGCGCACAAAAGGCAGAGCCCACTCCGGCAGAACCGGCCAAGATCGCCCTTCAACCACTCGATGAGGGAATGAATGCCAGCCCGATTATCTGAGGCACAAGCAGAGCGCCTCATCAAGCTCTACGATTCAGCAGAAAAAGAGATCATCAGCGAGTACAACAGAGCGCTCCTGAAGGGCAACAGCACGAAGCACCTTGAACAGCTCCAAAAGAACATCAGTATCATCCGCAAGGATCTCCTGGCAGGTGGGCGAACATGGTGTGAGCAAGCCATCCCATCCCTGTACGGCGAGGCAGCCGGCGCGGTGGATGCATCGCTCGGCATCTCGGGCTTCGGGTTTTCGGGCGTCAATCAAAGGGCCATGCAGATCCTGGCCGACAATGCTTTCCAGCGGCTCCAAGAAATTGATACAGTAATCGGCAGGAGAGTAGATGACGTATATCGCAATCTAGCGATGGAGTCGCTCAGAGCGGACATTTCCGGCCAATCGACCTGGAAGCAAGTAGCGCAGGCCTATCGGGAAAAGCTGGCAGCACAAGGCATCACGGGCTTCGTAGACGCTGCTGGGCGGCAATGGAATATCAAGACATATACTGAGATGGTGGCCCAAACCACTGCCCGAGAAGCCATGATCCAGGGCACGGCGAACCGGCTCCTGGAGCACGGGCACGACCTGGCAAGGATCACGGGCGGATCATCGAAGCTGACTTGCCAAAGCTGCCTCAACTGGCTAGGCAAGACTGTGAGCCTGACAGGTGCAACGAAAGGCTACCCAACGCTTGCGGATGCGCGGGCAGGCGGGCTATTTCACCCGAGATGCACGCACAATATCGCAGCTTCATTATAATTATCTTTTCACAAGCACAGCCAACGCCGGGCTTGATCGGCGGGAGATCTCCAATATGACAGAAGACACTACAGCGGCTACGGCTACCGAAAATAAGACGGACACAACGGCATCATTGCCGGAAAAGAAGACACTTACACAGGCTGAAATCGACGCGATAGTCGAGGAGCGCCTGGCACGGGACCGCAAAGGCAGGCTTTCGCCGGAGGACCTGGCAAAAGAGCTAGGAATGTCGCTCAAGGATGCCAAGGCAATAATCAAGGCGAAAAAGGACGCGGATGAGGCCGCAAAGAGCGAGTTAGAAAAGCTCACAGGCGAGCGAGACTCCCACAAGACGGATGCCCAAAACGCACGACTGGAAGCGATAAAGATCCGAGCACTCGCCAAAGCCGGGGCCGATCCTGAAAAGATCGACTCCCTCATGAAGCGTGTCGTCGGCTCGACGCCTGAAGAAATTGAGGCAGATGTCCTGGAGCTGAAAAGTCTCGGACTCATCGGCCCAAAGGAGTCTATCGGCGCACAAGGGGCAGGCAATCCGGGCCTGCAAAAGCAGAAAACAGGGCCAACACTCGACGAGCAGATTACGGCAGCCCAGGAGCGCGGCCTGAAAACCGGCGACTGGAATGCATACAATCAGCTCACTCTCCAAAAACAAAGCAAAGGATGATGATATATGGCTAATACAAATGCAGTAGCAACAAGCTGGATTACCCCCCAGTACCATGGCCAGCTCCTCACGCTGGGGCTGACCGAAAAGAATTGCAAATTTCTGAGCATGATAGGCGGCTTGGGCGGCTTCGCTTCTGGTGGCGCAAAGATTGCCAAGGCGTTCAAGTATCCCCTCAATTCTAACAACGCCCTCGATACTCCTACCCAGCAGGACATCCCCGAGGATACCGCCAGCACGGCACCCACGCCCAGGAACTACGACAGAGCACAGGATGAGTTCGGCTACATACAGATCTTCCACAAGGGTGTGGGCTCCACCTGGGCGGCTGAAAGCGAGACCGCAAAGCTCTCTGGCTTGGCACTCACCGGCGAGGTCGAGGACCTAAATGATCCATTCGTCAGCAACTTCAACATGACTATGAAACAGTTGGCCATGGACGTTGAGTGGCACATGTTGAACGGCAAGCTCAATGAGTCCGCAGCCAGCAACGAGGCATCCAGGATGGCCGGGCTTTTCGCCACTCAGAACAAGGACGCCGGCGCGGCCCACACAATCAATACCAATAAGGTAGACTGTGGCGGCGATGCTCTCACTGTGGCTGATGTAGATGCCATGCTCCTGCTCCTGAAGGAGACCAGCTATGCGCCCATGAAGAATCCCGTATTCATAGGCCGCTACAGCGTCCTGAAGAAGCTGGCCGACCTCTACGGCGTGACTGTCATGGCCGGGCCCACGAACAACATGGGCACCGTGAGCGGGCAGATCGACACCATAGTCACCCAGGCGGGCAAATTCCCTCTGGTGGAGGTCCCTCAGTGCCCCGCTGCTAACATCGGCCTGATCGACTTGGCTTATGTCTCTCCTGTATTCCTGCCCGTTCCTGAGAAGAATGGCCGGCCCGGTGGAGTGCTGTTTTACACGCCTACCGCAATGACTGGCGCGGCTGACAAGGGCCAGATTTATGGTCAGATCGGCATGACCTACACGGCTGAAGAATACCACGGCAAGCTCTACAATTTCATCTGAGGCTGCCATGAGAAAACTTCTAATTTTTCTGATGGCGATTGCCCTCCTGGCCGGATCTGCCTGGGCTCTTCCCATGTTCGGGCCTGCGCAGGGCTTCCGCAACCCCGGTGCGGTTGAGCTGGGCTCCCTGTCTATCGATGGCGTGGACATCAACGGCGGGGACATCTCCTATGACGATCTCCGGGCTGAGATGTACGTAAACGAAACCGCTATCAATGCCAGCATAGCCGCCGCCGTTTCCGATATTGCCGCCAACGCGACCAAGGCAGACAATGCTCTGGCATGGTTGGCGCTCAATGAGACTGCCGATATCATAGAAGACGTAGCGGCCAATGCAACGAAAGCGGACAATGCTCTGGCATGGATCGCATTGAATGAAACGGCAATATCTGATGTGGCTGCTAATGTCGCCGCAAATGCCACAAAATCAGACAATGCACTCGCGTGGCTTGCACTCAACGAAACTGCTATCAGTGACGTAGTATCTGATGTCGCTGCCAATGCAACGAAAGCAGACAATGCTCTGGCATGGTTGGCGCTCAATGAGACTGCTATCGGCGCCGCTGTGGCCGATATAGCCGCCAATTCTACCAGGATCGATGATGCTGTAGCCGACATAGCTGCCAATGCCACGAAAGCGGACAATGCTCTTGCCTGGCTGGTGCTCAATGATACCAGGATAGACAATCTCGTGATCCCGCTGGCAACCTTCGAATATGACGCCAATTCCGTCGATCAGGGGGTGTTCACCGCGAGCGGTGGATGGGTGCTGACTGCGGTCAAGATGACTCCGAGAGTGGTCGGCGGCGACGGTGGTGCTGTGACCGTCATGGTCAAGATCTGCGACTCTGGAGAGGCTCCTGCGAGCGGGGATAATATGCTTTCTGGAACGCTTGACCTCAAGGGCACGGCGGATATTCCCCAGAGCGGCACGGTATCGAGCGGAACAATCGCAAACGGGAAGATCGTAGCCCTGGACTTCACCGGTACTCTAACGAATGCCACAGGAACAATTACTTTGTATGGAACGAGGGCATGAGCATGACAGAAGTTGTAGAGCTAATCTGCAAGAAGCTCCACATGCCCTACCCAAACGTCAGGATTCCAGCTAATACCAGGGTAGCCATCGGCCCGCCCTGGATAGCTGAGGCCCTTTGCGTCAGGGGATTCTTTGAGAAAGTTTCGGAGGATGTTCTAAAGTTGGAGAGGGAAGCGGAATATGCTGAGCGAAAGAAAGCAGAAGAAGCTCAGATAGTAGCCCAAAAGGCAGAAACAGAGGCATCGAAAAAAGAAAAGCCAAAGGCGGGATCTAAGTGATCCCCGCCTGGCTGGTCGAGAAGCTGGGCGCAGTGATCGTGGGAACCACTACCAAGCGCGTCAATGTAATTATTTGCGCCACCCAGGCAGACGGCACAGTGACGCCCGTCAAATGCGACGATCACGGCCAACTGATGACGATCGCAGGATCTTAAATAATATTTTTTTAGGTAATAATAATGGCAGATACTATCCTTTCAGACTCCTATATCGAGACTGACGCTGAGCTGGAAACTCTGATCGGCTCAGATCCACGAGCGGGTGCAGTGGCCCTGAAGGCGCTGGCTGCTACATCCCAGGCTTGGTACTGCCAAGAAGCGACCAGGCACATAGATGCCCTGTCACTCAGAGGGACGAAATATGATCAGTCTTTCGAGGGCATCATTCCAGCTCAGGCCCTTGAGTTCCCGCGAATTATTGACGGAAAGCTGGTAGGCGATGCATATGGAAACGACGTGGTCCCTGCCCAGGTGAAACGGGCCTGCCTGGAAGAGGCTATTGCAATCATGGAATGGGGCGCTTCCTGGAGGCGCAAGAACCAGGAGCAGGGCGTCACACAGGTACAGCTTGGATCGGGATCCGGATTGAGCGAGAGCTACCTGGCACCGACTACCATGCTCTCCTTCCGGGCCAGGCAGATCATGAGGCGCTACATGGGGGCCAATATCCGATGACTCAGCCGCCTATCCCGATGGAGCAGGACGCCACATGGAAACAGAAGAGCACGCATGACGGCTACGAGCAATCGTACACCTCGACGACGATCAAGTGCCGGTTCGTCCAAAGGCGCCGCCAGGTCCGCAATGCAGCGGGCGAGAACGTCATCTCCGAGGCAGTCATGAACTGCATCGAGGCGGTGCAAGAGGGGGATGTCATCACATACGGCGGCAAGGACTGGCCGATCATAGCCGTCTCTGAGACTCCTGATCTGGATGGCGTTGTCTGGTTCCGCGAGGTCGCCCTATGAGCTGGAATGATGCTCTTGCGAAGCAGCTCGCCAAGCAGGCCGGGATGGCTGCGCTGCACGACGCTGCCGAGATCATCCTAGCCGAATCCGGCGAGAAAGTCCCGCACGCGAGCGGCGAGCTGGAGAGCAAGGGTGATATCCTGGATCAGCCCAGCGAAATGGCAGTCGTCATTTTCTACACCGGCCCGTATGCCTGCCGGCAGCACGAGGACGCGCTGCAGCACCCGGACCCGACCAACCCACACTCACGGGAAGGCAGGGAAGATCACTATCTAGAAAACGCTTTCAACGGCAATCAGAAGAAAGCAGTGGATATGGCGAAAGCAAAATTGGATGCTGCACTGCGATGAGCGCAGATCTGGCTTTTCTGGAAGAGCTTCTTTTGGGGCTCGATACTTCATCGCTTGAATGGGCGAAAACACGCATCAGTAGAATATTAGAATCCAGAAAACCCGAAATAATAGTCAGAAAAACTATAATCAGAAAACGATGAGGTGAAAAATGACAACAAATGAGGAAAAGGTAACAAAACTCGGATGGCTTGGAAAAGACGGGATATGCTGTTTCCCTGATGAGATCAAGGCTGTGGCGCTTGGTTTCAAGACTCCTGGGCTCCCAGCTGCCTTCTTCGCAAAGGCAGATGAAAAGATGCTTCAGCAGGCCATAGACAAGGGCTGGATTAAGTTTGTGGACGGCAACGGCGAGGCGATGACATTCGCTCAGTATGTCGCCAGATACCCGGAATATCCGGATCCTGTCTTCCAGCTCACGCTGAGGGGCACCTTCCCGCCACAAACTAAGAGATTCTTCCAGATAGGAGGAGGACACTGAAATGAAATTCTTCAACAAGACCAAAGATATTCTGCAAGTCAAGGACGCGGGCGGCGCCGTTTCGGTCGGCCCGTTCCTGCCGGGCACTGCCGAAAGGGGCCCGTGGTACGATGTCTCTGAGATCTCAGACAGCCTTTTCGAGATGTGGCTGGATCATGGGAAAATTGAGGCGGTGGAATAGGTGGTACAGATCTGGAAAAGTAAGACCCTCTGGGTTAACGTGCTCGCTGCAATCGGCCTTTTCGCATCAACTCAATTCGGCTATCAGCTCAGCGCCGAGATGACAGGGCTCGCCCTGGCGGGCATCAACAGCGTTCTCCGGGCGGTGACGAACGAGCCGCTGGAATGGTAGAGGTGGCATGCCTGACTCGATCAGGGCAGATGTCCCAAAAACCGATAGGGAGCTTCTCCTTCAACTCGATATGAAGTTCGACAACATCTTGGAGAAGTTTCAGGGAAAGGACGGCAACGGTGGTATCTGTCAGGATCTCGCGGACCACGGGAGGCGCATTCAGAATCTCGAAAACTGGCGATGGTATATCTTGGGCGGGATCTCGATAGCGACCTTTGTCCTGGTGGCTTTCGGGCGATACATTGACATTTTCGTGAAGGCATCTCCATGAGCAGCATTCTCGATGATTTCCTGAAGTCCACCAAGGGCAGGATGATCTTCATAGCCGTCCAACCGACGCCGGGCGGCAACAAAGCCGGATCAGAGGGCATCCTGGAAGACTATGATGAAAAATATGTAGTCCTCAGAAGCGAACAGTGGCTCATGATGACTGCTATTGATTCTATTATTTCTTTCGAAGTCAGATACACGAATCTGAATCTAGTCGAGGTCGTGGCACCATGACGCTCATCTCTGACATCACCGCTGCCCTGATCGCAGGCGGCTTCGGCACGGCATTCGGCACTGACATCTTCGCCTACCAGTTTCCGGTATCGCCGCTCAATTGCGTGGCGATTATCCCTCTGGCTGGCCAGGAGCCACTCCGCTATGATGCCTCTGGCTCGATAGACTACCCCGGCCTGCAGATCCAGGCCAGGAACACGAGCATCAAGACGGCAGGCGAAAAGGCCGAGGCCATCAGGCAGGCGCTCGATCTGGCAACGATAGGCGGCTATGTGGTCTGCCGCACAACCAGATCACAGCCAAGCAACGTAACAAGCCCGGAGGACCTCCAGACCGGGGGCGGGCCAGTATACCGATTCTCAGTTGATTTTGTGCTCACGAAAGTGAGATAGATCGATCTATAGGAGAAGTGAAAAAATATGGTACTAGCACCCGAAAGGGCTGAATTGGGAGTCACCGTGGGCGGAACTACTGCATTGGGACTCAAGGACGCAAAGCCCGTTAAGAAACGGAATCAGAAGGAGATTACCTGCGATGATGACGACGCAGTTCGCAGGATGGGGCTGCTGGAAGATGCAGATCTCTCTCTGACATTCATCTACGATCCAGCCGATACCGGCCAGCAGGCCATTCTAGCCAGCGACCAGAACAACACGCAGGTAGAATACATCGTCACCAAGGGTAGCATGACATTCACCGCCACGGCGGGGGTCTCTCAGCTCTCATTTCCTGGGGGGCCAGCTGATGAGCAAACCATGGAGGTTTCGCTATCTGTGAGCGGCGGGATCGTCATCAGCTGAGGGCTAGATCATGGCCCTCAATCCTTTGCCCGGCTCCTACGTGCAGGTCCTGCATGGTGCCGGGGCAGAAAGCAACTACTCTGGCGAGGCCATGGAGGAGGTCAACATGTACTCGGCCCGCTGGGGCTTCAAGCCTCGCTACACTATCTACCGGATCACCGCCGCTGCAAAGCGGATCATGACCGATACCGCCGCACCCGTCTTCCAGAAAAAGGTGCACGGTGCAGGCGAGTGGGTCACGATCGCTGCTGCTGGCTACTCCGTTTGGTACGGCGCCGGCTACATCGAGATTACAACGCCGCTCAACAACGACGACACGGTGCAATGCCTGAGCGGAAAGTATCTGACACCTACCATTCTGCTAGGATGTGCTGAGAACAAGCTCACCAAGAAGCGCACCCAGCAGGAATGCACAGTCTTCGGGAACACGGCAATCGCCAGGAAAGGCACTATCCAGGACTGGAGTAGCTCGCTCTCATGCTTCTATGGGAAGCAGTGCGCCGAAGTCTCCAGCGCGGGCGGGGCCGCCAACAGCCACATCAGGATCATTCACGAGGCAGGCGGGCTGGCCGGGAACGGTCCAACGATCGACTATCAGGACACTGATGCAGCCGCCCTGGCAGTCAACGTCACCGATGATGATATTGTCGTGGATCTCGATACCGACATGGGCAGCCCAATCAGCACCGCTCTGCAGGTAGTTGCAGCCCTAAACCAGAAGGCTGAATTTGTGGCGCTTGGACTTCGAGCAGAGCTTGTCAGCGGGGAAAGCGGCGCGGGCATAGTAGCCGACTCCGGCCCGTACACCCTGGCAGGCGGCCTGGATGAGATAGATTTCGATACTCTGCAGGGGCAGACCGTAGCCTTCCGGTTCTATGGGGACTACATATCCACAGGAGATATGTTCGTTGGCTTCGGGAAGATCGAATCGATTGACTGGCAGGGCGGGCCGGCAGATCTCCTGAAGGCTGGCCTGTCGGTCGTGGGCGCAAAGTATCCGCTGCGCCACGTAATCAATTGAGCAGGAGGTGGCTGAAGCGGCAGAACTGGCGGCAGAACAAGCGGCGATCGTGGCCGACGCCAGAGCCAGGATAGTGGTTTTTGAGGCCAAAATAGCAGACCTCAACAAAAAGCGAGCGGCTGCTATCCAGCTCAAAACCGAAGCGATCAACGCCATCAACGTGGAAAAAGACGCGGCTATCAAGACCCTGGAAGACCGAATCCAAGCGCAGAATGATCGGATATACAACCTGATCGAATCAGTCTGAAGGAGTCCGGGATGATGGCCTACCCAGGCCGGACCGGGCTCCCTTCCAAATTATTATAATTAGAAAATTCGAGGATATTGTATGGAAAAAAACTATTCCAAAGGCGGTGTGGTGCGGAGCCAAAACACACCGGGAGAACCTGGATCGGAAATTATAGTGCCGATCAAACTAATGATACCGAGCAGCATCGAAGATTTGGAAAGTTTCATCGATAGACGAGTGGAGATGAAATTTCGCGAAATGGTGCGCAAATGCGAAAGATCCGGGCACGTTAAATAGGATATTTATTTCGATTTCAAGGGAGCTGAAAAATATGGCAGTATCTACACCGCTCGTGGTGGGCGGAAAGGAGTACCATCTTAGGTACACGAATCGACAGCAGCAGGATATCAGGAACAACGGCCCGAAAAAGTTCCTGCCCGAGGGCAGCAAGGTCAAGCGCTTCGCTAGCCCAATGAGTATCCTGGACTACATGGGCGATCAGGATGTCCAAGTCTACCTCATCGAGAAGGGGCTTGAGTGGGAGCAATCTGGCTTCGAGAAGATCAACGCCGATAAGGCTGCCGATCTCAGGCAGGAATACCTGGAACAGGGAGAGGCCGATGCAGGAGAGAAGCAAGAGGCCCTAATGGAGCTGCTGGCTGATGCACTGGCCCTCAACGTGCTCGGAGCGTCCGCAAAAAAGCTCCAAGAGAAGGGGAAGATAGCCCAGGAGAAGGAGGCGGAGAAGAGCCACGAGAAGAAAGTGGAGGAGTATGCCTTGATCAACGAGGCCCGGATTCTCGCCCAGGCCAGGGCGGCAAAGAAGCTGGAGCTGGAAGGGCTGCCTGGACCTGGGACGAATACGAGCGAGAATCCCCAAAACTCTGCATAGGCCTGCTGGGGATGAGTGCTGAGGAATTCCTCTGCTCAACCCCAGTAGAGATCAACTGGAAGGTTGAGGCCTACAATACCGCGAAAGAAGAGCAGCACCATCTGACCTACATTCTCGGCAGGCTTTCCTCGCTCGCCTTCGCCAAGGAATTTCCGACTTTCGAACAAACTTTTCCCAAAATCGATCCGGCAACTAAGAAGCAACTGCCGGATCAGAAAACCGCCAAGGCAATAGCCACAGCCAAGGCGCTAGGCCACTTCTGAACAATCAACTATACAATCATTTTTAGGATGCTACCATGCTACAAGTAGGGGACCTTGGGGCCGTTCTCAGGCTCGATGACGACAAATTCAATCAAGGCCTGAACAAGGCAGAAGGCCGGTTCTCTAGCTTCGGCTCTGGAATGGCCAGCAAAGCCGGCGCTATGGGCTCGGCCATCGGCTCAGCCCTGGCCGTCGGAGCAAGCGCGGCAGCCGTCGCCCTGGTGGGTGTCGGCACGGTGGGTGTCAAGACGTTCATGGACATCGAGAGCGCCGCCGCTGATGCCGCCTCAAAGATGGATCTGGGGGCCATCGCTCAGGCCAATGGCCAGACCATGGAAGAGGCGTTCAAGGGCGTTAAAGAACATGTGATGGCCCTCTCAGACGAGTTGGGCCAGCTCAATACAAACGCCTTCGACCCTACTCAGATTGCCCAGGCCTGCGCCAATCTGGCGGCAGGCGGCTTCGACGTGGCTACCGCCAGCGCAAAAGATCTGGAGCCGATCCTCAGCCTGGCCACGGCCACGACCTACGATCTCGACAAGTCCGCCAGCCTGGCCATGTCGACCATGAACCAGTTCGGCATGGGCGTTGGGGATCTGGGCCGAATCTCGGATGTCTACGCCACTGCCGCCGGAAAGTCCGCTGCTGGCATGTCAGATTTCGACTATGCGATGCAGCAGGCCGGGCCGGTGGCGAAGGGCGTCGGGATGTCCTTCGAAGAGTTGACCGCCAGGATTTCCAAGCTGGCCGATGCCGGATACTCAGGCGAGAAGTCCGGAACTGCTCTCCGAACGGCCATGATGGCTCTGACCAGCCCGACCAAGACGCAAGGCGAGACGCTGGCAAAGCTGGGAATTTCCTACGATCAGATAGATCCGAGAGTCCATTCCTTCGGCGAGACTCTGGATCTACTGACTTCGAAGGGCGCCGATATCTACGACTTCGGTGAGATCTTTGGGAAAGAGGGCGCTGCAATCGTATATTCCTCGGCTCAGCAATCAGCCGGCGTCAAAGAGCTGACTGCCCAACTGGAAAATTCCAAGGGCGCCGCCTCCAGCATGGCCAAGATGATGCTGGATAGCCTGAAGGGCTCCATGGATGCCGCCATGGGCGCGGCTTCCAGCCTGGCCTACCTGATCGGGGGGAAGCTGGCTCCGAGCCTGAAGAGCGCTTTCGACTGGTTCTCTTCCACAGGGGCGCCGGCTGTCCGCACTTTCATAGAGGCGGTCGCTGATGGAGATTGGACCAAGATAGGTTCGATGCTGACGGATGCCGTCAAGGCCGGATGGGCCAAGCTGAAGGATCTCGGGGGGCAGCTTCTCGGCTGGCTCAAGGGTGTCAATTGGGGTGGCCTCGGTGAGTTCGTCACCAAGGGCATATATGCCGCATGGGGCGAGCTGAAGAGCCTTGGCAGCGATCTGCTCAGTTCTCTGAAGGCAGTCGATTGGGGCAGCATCGGAACGTCTATCCTCAGCTCGATCAGCTCAGCTATAGATTCTGTCATCGACTACGCAGGCGGAATCTATGACTATTTCATTGCCATTGACTGGGGCGGTGTCTGGGACTCTCTGGTTTCTGCCTGGAATACAGCGATAGCGAAGCTCTCCGATGCGGGCAGCACCATCTTAGGATATTTCGATTCAATCGACTGGGGAACTGTAGGCTTCAAGATTGGGACTGCTATCAGGGACGCCATCGCCGCTCTTGCTGATATTGGGCAGAAAGTTTGGGACTATCTGACTTCTGCCGATTGGTCCGGGGCGGGCAGCTCCATCACAGAGAAGATCAAGGGCGGCCTGGCCAAGCTGAAAGAATTTTGGACAGAGTTCAAGACTGGCCTTTCTGTTGTGGATTTCGCGGGGGCAGGAAAGGAACTCGGAGACAAAATCAAGGCAGGGCTCGGGCAGATAACCGACTATGCGAAAGGCATCTACGACAAAATCAAGAAGGGATGGGATGACTGGATAGCAGCCGATGGCCCGAAGAAACTTGGAGAAGACTTCGCCCATTCGATTGTCAAAGGCGTCGTTGACCTCGGAAAATGGATCTACGCGAAGATAGAGGGCTATTGGACATCCATCAAAAACGATGGTGGAACCCTCGGAACCACCATCTGGCAGACCTTCAAGAACATCTTTTCAACCCTGATAGACTTCGGCGCAATGGCACTAAAGGCGGCCTGGGATTTCGCGAAGGGCTTCGCCTCCACCGTCCTGACAGCAGGCAAGGGCACCATAGGCGCGGCAATCCTTGATGTGGTGGGCGATGCCATGAACAGCGCCTGGGATGGGGCAGGGACGGCGCTCAAAGAAGAGGCGAAACAATGGAGAAAAGATGCTGAAGAGATATTCACCGCTTCGCCGCTCGATGTCGCGATAGAAACCACATTCGGTGGGGATGGAAACCCCATGGACCTGGATGGCTCGACCATCGAGGTAGGCGTAAATTACGTATCTAGCGGCGCGAATCTCACCCCGCTCAAGGGGCCAACCGGCAAGCCCGTCATCACCTACCAGAATAACGAGCTTCAGACACAATTAGCTAGCGGAAAATGGACTAATGCAGCCGATTGGGCCCGGAAGCTGGGTGGCGCAGGGCAGACCGACACAGCCGCCTTTGTGGCTGAAATCAAAACCTGGAAGGCCAGCGGCTTCAATCTTTCAGCCAGCGAGATCGAGAAGCTAACTTCTGCATTCGTTTCCGGAAGAGAGGAATACGAGAAAGCCAAAGCGGAGCGCGAGGCTCCGGCCAAAGAAGAAGCTGCTATAGGCATCGAGGGCGCAAAAGAAGAGGCCAAAATCGAGACTGACGCGGCTGACGATGCAGCCGACACCACAACCACCGCCGCAACAGACGCCGCAAAAACCGAAAAGGAAGCTGCCCTAACCTTCCGCCAACAGATCGAGAAGGCCGTCAAAGACACCGACAAAACCTGGCGGGCATCCAACCAGGCCCTTAGATTCGGCATAGATGAGACGGGCCGAAAATGGGCCGTCATTGGCACGGTAGCACAGCAGCAGTGGGAAGCCGCTGGCAAGCGATGGGCGGATGATGTTGCGGCCTCATCGACCCGACTGCAGGCCGGGATCGGATCAGCGGCGGCAGATTGGTCAAACAAGGCGCTGTTAGCATCGTCCAATTTCAAGGGCGCGGTCGATGTCGCTACTGGAAAATTGAAGATCGACATAAGCGGCGCGGGCGTAGACCTTGCAACAAAAATAAGACAGTCTGCAACCGATTGGACTACCAAGTATTCAATAGCTAGCACCACAGAACAGGCAAAACTAATCACCACGGGCGCAGGCGTCCGGGGCAGCCTGACCGCCGGCGGAAATTCGATTTTCAACAGCGCCGTATCTGGCGGGAATGCGCTATTGAGCGGGGCCAACTCCGGCGCAACTGCTCTCCGGTCCGCTGCCAGCACGATAGGCAGCGCACTGAGCAGTTTTGTGGGCGGCAAATTCCCTTGGCAATACTTCGCCACAGGAACCAAGACTTCGGGTCCGCAGATGGCCGTTATCGGCGAGGATGGCCCGGCCAATCCGGAGTACGTCATTCCAACGAAAACGAAGCGGTGGGACCTCCTGCGCGCAGCCATGCGGGATTATGGCATCCCAGGATTTGCGGCAGGAACCAGTACCGGAGGGGCAACTGCCGGAGGAGAAGGCGATGCGCCGCCCATGTCCGCGACTTTTGGCATAGTCGGCCTGGCCGAAATGGCCAAAGGAGTTAAAAAGATCATCACCGATCTCAAGGACTTCTTCAGGATTTCATGGGGCATCGTCAAGAGCGAGGCTTCCACCTACTGGAAGCAAATCAATACAGTTCTGACGACCGAAATTACGCTAGTCAGAGACATGGGCTGGCAGGCAGCGCTCGACATCCGCAATTCCTGGCTGGAGATGAGCAAAGCCATCACCGATGACGCTAAGGCATCCTGGGCGGGCTACTGGGCGGCAATCGAGCCGTCCATAACCTCCCTGAAAGGCTCTCTGATCGGGGCATTCCAGGAGGCCGGCGCTGGCATGAAAGATGCTATCGACAGCATGGTGCTCAATTCGGAGTCATCACTGCAAGCATTCGAGGCGTCCTGGAGCGAGATTTGGGCACAACTCGTAACCGACATGACGGACGCCCAGACGAAGATCTCGGAAGGCGTGGCTCAGATAGCCGCAGAGCTTCAGAAGATTTCTGTCAATGTGAACATAAACGTTGGCGGGGGCGGCGGGGGCGGATCTGGTGGCGGTTTCCCTGGGGACTGGGGATTCGGGGGCGCGGACGATTGGTTAGCGCCCACAGGCGATTGGGCCAACACGTGGAGCGATTACGGCAACGTGTGCGGCCAGAACTACAATCAGGCGGTCCGGGATAGCATCATGCCTCTGGATGATCGATATCGTGGGGGCGGGGGCGGTGCCATGAATAATTTTCCTCGATACGATCCATTTTCGTATTTTGCCTCCGGCGCACTGGTCGAAAAACCTACGGAAGCCATCATAGGAGAGGCCGGGCCGGAGATGGTCCTGCCAGCCAAGCTGACCAGGATGTTTGTGAGCCTGGCTGAGATAGGATTCGGTCAGGCCGGAAACGAGCGATCTGATAGGATCGTGATCGAGGACCATTCCAAGATAGATCTCTACCTGGATGGAAAGAAGGTCACCGACCAGCTCATGACGGGCGTCATGAAAAAGTTGCAACTCCGGGGCGCGGTCCCGGCCAAGTGAGGGAGGGGAGAAATGCCGGATACTTCAGCTAGAAATTTATTGGCGCTGCCTTTGGCGGCGGATGGCGGGCAGACATTCTATACTGGTTTGCATAGTTCGCTAGAAACGATAGACGCCGCCATAGCGAAATGCAATTGGGCGGCTGCAACAGATCCAGGCGTGGGCGATGACAGCGCGGATGGCTACGTCGCGGGCTCCTGGTGGTGGAATACAACCGGGCATCGTCTCTGGCAATGCGAGGATAATAGCGCACGCGCGGCGGTCTGGAGAAAGATGTTC